TAAAGACGACTTAACGCAGATAGTTAATACTGTACGTCAGGCTATGCACCTTATCGTGCCCGGTCCGATGTCAGTTATGAAATGGATAGAGACTGAAGTTTCACAATCAATAAAGCGTGGAGCTAAACATGTGGAGTGGACAACACCTTCTGGATTTGTCGTTAAGCAACACATTATGAAGAAGAAGGTAGAACGATTAGACTTACAACTACTTGGTAGATGTCAGTTATCCGTTGCAACAGAGGACAGTGACAGAATTGATCTTACTAGACACAAAGCTGCACCTGCACCCAACCTTATTCATAGTCTTGACGCATCTCTCTTACACCTCGCTGTGCGTAGTTTTGATGAACCAATCGCACTAATCCATGACAGTGTGTTAAGCAGATGTTGCGACATGGATAAACTATCTGCTATAATAAGGGAGACATACATGATTCTCTTTGCAGAACATGATTATCTCCGTGACTTTGCCCGACAAATCGGAGCAGAGACAGAACCACCGATTATTGGTGACTTACAACCAGAGTCGGTAATAGAATCCACTTATTTTTTCTGTTAACATGACAATAGATATTTATAAAGATGCTTTCTTCTCACATAGTCCATTTTCTAGTTTCTTTGCACCTACTGAAATATATGTAGTTGCTAGAGAAGATATAGAAAAAGCAAAAGAACAACAAACAAGGAAGCAACTTGAAGCAATCAACAATAGGATTGCATACTACGAACAACAAAGAACCGAAGTTCAAAAAGAACTTGACCAAATAACCCGTACAAAGGAGACCGCAACTAATGACTAAAAATGTACACGTAACTAACGAAGTACAACTGGAAGGCTTTCAAGCCATACTTGAACCCGGTAAGTTTGGTTATTCTTTATCAGCAGTAGTTGATGAGGATATGATCGACGCACTCGAGACTGAAAGAACAGCCTTACTCGGTTGGGCAGAGTCTAAACTCAAGAACCCAAAGAGAGCTACACTTAAACCAACACCATGGGAAGAGGTAGCTGAAGGTAGATATAAAATCAAATTCTCATGGGGAGAAGACAAGAGACCCGGCGTAGTCGACACCGAGGGAACACCAGTTACAGATAAAAAGACACCACTATATGGAGGATCTACAGTTAAGCTTGGTTTCTTTCAGAAGCCTTACATACTCAAAGATGGAGTTACCTATGGAAGTAGTCTTAAGCTACTTGGTGTACAGGTTGTCGCAATAAAAGAAGGTGCTGGAGTCGATACAGATACTATGGACGATGCTGATGTAGCTGATCTATTCGGTACAACTGATGGATTCAAAGCAACATCACAATCACAACCTACACCTATAAATGAAGAAGAAGAAGAGGACTTTTAGGTCTAAGTTAGAAGAACAGGTAGCTGCTCTATTAGATCAGTTAAAAGTGCCATACGAGTACGAGACGTGTCAAGTAGCGTACACTATTATGCACCACTACAATCCTGACTTCATACTACCTAATGGAATCTATCTTGAATCGAAAGGGTATTGGGACGCAAAAGACAGACGTAAGATACTAGCTGTAGTTAAGGATAACCCTGATATAGACTTACGAATGGTATTCCAAGCACCTTTCAATAAGATTTCAAAGAAATCAAAAACTACCTATGCCCAATGGTGCGAAAGACATGGCATTAAATGGGCAGCGGTACACGCCATCCCCATAGATTGGTTAATATAATGAATGAAAGCGAATTTGTGGCACATGAACCTTGCAGTAACTGTGGTTCGTCAGATGCTAACTCAGTTTATTCTGACGGCCATAAATTCTGTTTCGTGTGTCAGACATACACCCCTGCGGAAGGGGACACACCCACAACACACATGACGAATGACAGCAGTAAAACAAAAGCAAAGTTCCTCGGAGAAGCAGAAGCCCTTAAAAAGCGAGGAATCAGCGAAGCAACCAACAACTTCTACAGAATCTACAGATATGGTAACACCTTACGTTTCCCATATTATGGAGATGATGGCACAGTTGCTGGCTTTAAAATCAAGACTAAATCAAAAGACTTCCATTACGAAGGACAATCTACAACAACGCTTTTTGGTCAACACTTATTTCCTACAGCTGGCAAGCGAATTGTTATCACTGAAGGAGAATTAGATGCAGCCAGTTGTTACGAGGTTATGTCAGGTTGGCCGATGGTCAGCTTACCTCATGGTGCGGCAAGTGCCAAAAAAGACTTACAAAGACAAATCCCATTCTTACAGGGATACCAAGAAATCGTCCTCTTCTTCGACAACGATGACGCAGGGCGTGAGGCCATTGAATCTGCCTCGGGAATACTCCCCTCCGGTCGTGTTAAGATTGCTCGACTCGAAAATTACAAAGATGCAAGCGATGCTCTCCAAGCTAACGACCCTGATGCGATAAGGAGAGCAATATGGGACGCCAAACCTTACAGGCCAGACGGCATCGTAGATGGCAAGAACCTACTACAATTAGTTACTGAACCAGATGCAGACTCTAAGTACTTATATGAGTATGAAGGATTAAATGAGAAGCTACATGGTATCAGATACGGAGAATTAGTCACAATCACTGCCGGAACTGGTAGTGGTAAGACTTCATTTGTCAGGGACTTAGCTGCTCACTTATGCGACTTAGGTGAGACAGTAGGTATATTAGAATTGGAGTCTAATAATAAAAGGACAGCTCTTGGCTTAATGTCAGCAGCTGCCGGTAAAGCTTACCATATTGGTGAGCATGATGAAAAAGAATTAACGGAGGCTTTCAATGCTACGCTTAATAATTGGAACGTCTATCTTTTTGATGGCTTTGGAAGTTTTGACCCAGATGTTATTTACAACAGGATCGAATACCTTGCCAGTGGATTGGAATGCCGTGTTATATTCCTAGACCACTTAAGTATATTACTATCAGGACTTGATGGTGATGAAAGAAGAATGATAGATTCCACCATGACTAGGTTACGTAGCTTAGTCGAAAGAACAGGTATCACATTATTTTTAGTATCACACTTAAGGAGGTCAAATAGTGACAATAATTCGCACGAGGAGGGAGGACGTGTATCCCTCGGACAATTACGAGGCTCTCATTCAATCTCTCAAATCAGCGATTGCGTCATCGCTTTGGAAAGAGACCAACAGAGCGAAGATAACAACAACATTACAACTGTTAGAGTTCTTAAAAACAGATATTCAGGCGAAGTTGGAGTCGCTACCAGATTAACTTATGACCTATCTACCTGTCAATTTTACGAGGCAAAAGATGAAACTGAAACAACACCAATTTTCGACGCAAGCACAGAGTTCTGACTTGCAGAGACCAAACCCACCCACCAAGCAACAGAAGAGAAGTGCCAAATTTAGAGACAAAACCTACTACCCTCCTGTTCGACATAGAGACGACACCTCTAAACGCAGAGAGGACTGAAATTCACTGCATTGTTGTCTTAGATTATGAGACAGGTGAGACTGAGAGATTCAATGACACCGGACAAGCAATGCCGATAACCAATGCTGTTACATCCCTCATGGATGCTGACACCATCATTGGACATAATATTATTGGATTTGATATACCAGTAATAAAAAGAGTCTACCCATTCTTTGAACCAAAGGGTAGAGTTATAGATACATTAATATTATCAAGGTTATACCACGCTAATATGCTTGAGGTCGATCGAAAAGCACAGATAGATGGTATGCCACCAAAGCTATATGGTCGCCACTCTCTGGAATCCTATGGCTACAGATTAGGAG